TAGTACTTTACCGCTGCTTCTTTTAAATCTTTGCTTTTACTCATGCTTTTTATTGTAACTCATATCTCTCCTTATTTCAAGTTGATTAACTATATACTCCTATTTCAATTTCTCCGAATGAAGCACAATTCCTTGAAACGAGAAAATTTCAGATAGATGAAATAGCCCGTATATTTCGTGTGCCTCCGCATATGGTCGGTGATCTGGAACGCAGTACCTTTTCCAATATTGAAAATATGTCGCTGGAGTTTGTCAAATACACGCTTGCACCCTGGGTGACAAGGTGGGAGCAGAGCCTTTCACGCTGTGTTTTTAATGATGAAGAAAAGCGGCAGTTGTTTTTCAAATTCAATGTTGACGGTTTGCTGCGCGGCGATTATCAGAGCAGAATGAACGGTTACGCAACGGCACGACAGAACGGCTGGATGTCGGCGAATGATATCCGTGCCTTAGAAAATCAGGATATGATACCAGAGGAGGAAGGCGGCAACCTATACCTCATCAACGGCAATATGCTGCCCCTGAAACAAGCAGGAGCAGCTTACAAACAAAACAATAACAACATATCAGAAGGAGGTTGAATATGAATAAATTCTGGATATGGAAGAAACAAAAGGTCATCAATCAGGACGGCGGCGAGGGTGTTGAAAGAGTCCTTGAGCTGCGTGGAACTATAGCAAGCGAATCATGGTACGATGACGATGTGACGCCTAAGATGTTCAAAGAAGAGCTGCTTTCCGGCAGCGGAGATATTACGGTCTACATCAATTCTCCGGGCGGAGATTGCGTGGCAGTGGCGCAGATATACAATATGCTGTCCGAATATCCTGGCAAAGTCACTGTGAAAATTGATGCAATTGCAGCGAGTGCAGCATCTGTTATCGCAATGTCAGGAGATACAGTCCTGATGTCACCATGCGCTGTCCTTATGATCCACAATCCCGCCACAATCGCATTCGGAGATCATAACGAGATGCAGAAGGCTATCGATATGCTTGAGGAAGTCAAGGAGAGCATCATCAACGCTTATCAGATGAAAACAGGTCTGTCCAGAGCAAAGCTGTCAAAGCTGATGGAGGCGGAAACCTGGATGTCAGCACATAAGGCTGTAGAGCTTGGCTTTGCAGACGATATCTTCGGAAAGAAAAACGATAAATCTTCCGAAGAAGAGGAGCAGGAAGATGACGAAACCAATCAAGAAAATACACCAAACGAGGATGAAGATGATGAAGAGGAGCAGAAGAATGCGACCTCTTTTTTATTTTCTCGCAAAGCTGTCAATGCAAGTCTGCTGAACAAGCTGACAAAGAAAAACACAGAAAACGGTCATTCTGTCGCTGAGATATTTGACCGTCTGGATACAATTCAGAAATTTATATGAGGGGGTTTTTATATGACAGACAGAGAAAAAATGCTTGATAAGGCTCTGACCTATATCGGAAAGGACGGATACTATGTATGCCGCACAAAGCTGCGTCTCGGCGCAGTTTACGACTGGTGCGCTTTTGCTGTGTCCGCTATCATGAAGGACTGCGGATTTATTGGCAAATACATAAAGTCCGTTGAGGGCGGTGCAGGTAGTATTCCCCGTGCATCTGACGGAAAGTACGGCACCTGGTTCAAAAAGGGCACGATGCCGCCGCAACCTGGCGATTTGATTTTTCTTCGCTATGCCGATTATCCGCAGCAGGATAAATACTTCTGCGACCACATCGGCATTGTGGAAAATGTGAACGGCAGCGAGATCACAACCCTTGAAAGCAATGTGGACGGATACGGCTACAACTGGGCAAGCACATCTTCATTTAAGAGGAAAACGAGAAGTCTGAACGACAGCAATGTTTACGCTTTTTACCGTCCCAAGTGGCAGGGCAGCACGTCTACAGGAACAACGAGCGGAAAGAAGTCTGTGGACGAGCTTGCGAAGGAAGTCATTCAGGGTAAATGGTCTGCCGGAGATGAGCGTAAGACAAAGCTGACCGCAGCTGGATATGATTATTCCGCCGTGCAGAACAGGGTCAATGAACTGATGTCCGGCTCAACACAGAAGAAGTCTGTGGAGACCCTCGCCCGTGAGGTTATTCAGGGTAAGTGGGGCAACGGTGAGGAGCGCAGACAGAAGCTCACAGCCGCAGGCTATAACTATTCTGCCGTGCAGAGCAGAGTCAATGAACTGATGAAATAAGGAGGAATCTGACTATGACTATTATGCAGATGATTGAAAAAAGGAATAAAGCAATCGAGGCAGCCCGTGCTTTTGCGGCTGCCCATAAGAATGAAAACAATACTCTTAACGATGCCGATTATGCGGAATACGAGCAGATGGAAAAGGAAATACAGGATATTTCCCGTGAGATCAGCCGTATGCAGAGAGAGGACGCTTTGGAGCAGGAGCTGAACAAGCCGGTAAACACTCCGCTTACCTCAAAGCCCTTTAAGGGTGAGATCGGCGGCACAGGCAGAGCAAGCGAGGAATACAGAAAGGCTATGCTCGGAGCGCTCCGCAGCAATTTTTCTGATGTTTCAAATGTTCTTCGTGAAGGCTCGGATGCTGACGACGGCTACCTTGTACCGGAGGAATATGACAAGAGAATAATCGATGTGCTGAACGGCGAAAATATCATGCGTACACTCGGCACGAAGATAAAGACCAGCGGTGATCATAAGATCAATGTAGCTGCGACAAAGCCTGCGGCATCGTGGATAGATGAAGGTGAACCTCTTGTATGGGGTGATGCGACCTTTGATCAGATACTGCTTGATGCTCACAAGCTCCATGTGGCTATTAAAGTTACCGAGGAACTTCTCTATGATAATTCCTTCGGTCTGGAGAATTACATCATCGCACAGTTTGGTAAGGCTCTCGCAAACGCCGAAGAGGATGCTTTCCTTAACGGTAACGGCAGAGGCAGACCTACAGGCATTTTTGCAGCAACGGGCGGCGGTGTTATTTCCGGCACAACTACCACTCTCAAAGGTGACGATATAATCAATCTCGTTTACGCCCTTAAGCGTCCGTACCGTAAGAAGGCGGCGTTCATTATGAACGATAAGATTTTAGCAACTGTCCGTACCCTTAAGGATTCCGAGGGGCAGTATCTGTGGCAGCAGTCATTTAAGGACGGTGAGCCTGAAAGATTGGCGGGATATCCTGTCTATACTTCCGAGTATGCGCCGAACAATATGATCTCATTCGGTGATTACAGCTATTACAATATCGGCGACAGAGGTACCCGTTCCTTTAAGAAACTGACTGAGCTTTTTGCCGGAAATGATATGGTAGGATTTGTTGCAAAGGAGCGTGTTGACGGAAAGCTGGTACTGCCCGAAGCCGTGCAGATACTTAAAATCGGCGGCACTACCGGAAAGGTGACTAAGCCCTGATGAGGTGATTGCATGACTGTATCTCTTAAGGAAGTAAAAAAATTTCTTCGGGTAGATCATAACGATGACGATTCGCTTATCCGCAGCTACATTTATGCTGCGGAGGCGCTTTGTCTGGACATTCTGCGGACAGACGACATCACGATACTGAAATCAGTAAAGAACGCAAAAATAGCGGTGCTTTATGCAATCGCATATTTTTACGAACACAGAGAAGAAGCTGATTACAAGGCTCTGACAATTTCACTCAGAGCCTTGCTTTTCGGCAACAGGAAGGAGGAATTTTAATGCAGATATCATTGCTTAACGAAAGAATAACCTTTCAGAGAAATGTTATCCTGACCGACCGTATCGGAAACCATATGAGCAGCTGGAATGATGAGTTTTCCTGCTATGCGACCATTGGCGGCGAAAGCGGCAAGGAAACGGCTGTGGCGGGGACAACTGTTGAGAATACGGATATTTCATTTACCGTCCGTTGGTGCGCTCTGGCGGCGACTGTCAGCACCACAGGCTACCGCATTATGTTCAAGAACGAGATCTATGACATCGTTTCTATTGACCATATGAACTACAAAAAGAAGTGCATCAAGTTCCGCTGCAGAAAGGCACGGCGATAGCATGAGCAAAACTGTAAAAATTGAGGAGCTTGCGGGTGAGGTCATGAAGGGACTGACCGAGTATTCCAAACTTGCCACATCCGATATGAAGAAGGCAGTCAGAAAAGCCGGAAATGAAGTTCGCAGTGAGATACAAGCCAATGCTCCGAAGGATACGGGAGCTTATGCAAAAAGCTGGGCTGTTAAGAAAATGAAAGAATCCTCCGAAAAGTTAGAGGTAGTTGTTCATTCAAAAAACAGATATCAGCTTGCACACCTTTTGGAATATGGTCATGCTCTCCGTGGCGGCGGCAGAGCAAAAGCCAAACCGCATATCGCGCCTGCTGAGGAGCATGGCGTTGAAGGGTTTGAAAACGCTATAGAAAGGGCTTTGAAAGGGTGATGCTATGGATAAGATAATATCAATATTAAACGAGATCGGACTGCCCTACGCATATCATCACTTTGCAGAAGGGGACGGGTGTCCAGTGGACACCTCTCAGCCACAGGCTGAGAAGTCCCGACCGAGCCGGCAGGCGAGACAAAGTCCGAACCCGCCTTTTATCTGTTATCTTCTGCCGAACAGCGACAATTTTGCTGCTGACGGCAGGGTCTATTATAAAATCAACGATGTACATATCGAACTATATACAGACTTCAAAAACACGGAGCTTGAGCTAAAAGTTGAAGAAGTGCTTGACCGCTATAACATCTTCTACAACAAGTCCGAAGTCTGGATAGACAGCGAAAAGCTGTACGAGGTGGTGTATTCTTATGAGATTGGGGGAACCGATAATGCCGAATAAAAAGAATAAGGTCAAATTCAATATATGCAATGTGCATTATGCCATTGTAAAATTGAACACTGACGGAACAGCGACCTTTGAAAAACCTGTACCCATGCCGGGTGCTGTGTCGCTGTCACTTGACCCGAACGGTGAGCCTAAAAACTTCTATGCCGACGGGTACGCCTATTACACTATAAGTAATAATATGGGGTATGATGGGGATATCGAATTGGCTCTTATCCCTGAGAGCTTCCGCAGAGATGTTCTTAAGGAAACAATCGACAGCAACGGAGTGCTTATCGAAAACTCAAATGTGGAGACTGAGGGCAACACCGCATAATTCAACAAACAATTAAGTGATAAGCCGGTTTTGCGAAAATGGTTGTGAAAAACTTAGGTTTTCCGTTTTTGCGGTATGCTTATT